AAAAGACGATAAGCAGGTCAATTATACCGGAAAAGTGATTATCACTTCCTTGTCCATCAAGTCGGATAACGGTCAGATCGTTTCTGTAAGTGCGTCTTTTAAAGGTGTGGGAGCTTTGACACCGGTTAAGCCTGTTACTCCACCTCAGGAATAATTAAAATTGAAGCGTATATGAAATCAGGTCTGTTTAATAACATCGGTACACTTATACCTATTACTGAGAATACAGGTAAAAGGGCGGTTAACGCACGTGATTTGCATGGATTTCTGGAAAGTAAACAGGACTTTTCAACTTGGATAAAGGCACGCATTGACAAATATGATTTCGTTGAAAATCAAGACTATCAAGTTTTCCATAATTTTATGGAAAACTCTAAGGGTGGGCGTCCACTTATCGAATATGCCCTATCTATTGATATGGCGAAAGAATTGTCCATGGTGGAAGGAAACGAAAAAGGGAAAGAGGCGAGACGATATTTCATCGCCTGTGAAAAGAGATTAAACTCTCTATCCGTTCCTTCATATCAAATATCCGACCCTATTAAACGGGCTGAGGCATGGATTGAGGAAGAGAAGAAGCGTCAACAGCTTGCACTGGAAAACGGTATGCTGAAACCTAAAGCGGAATACTTTGATCATCTTGTGGAAAGGAAGTTGCTGACTAATATTCGTGATACAGCAAAACAGATAGGACTCTCTCAAAAAGCATTCGTGTATTTGCTTATTGAAAACAAATTTGTTTATCGTGACTTGAAAAAGAAACTCAAGCCTTATGCAGAGCATACACCGCTATATTTCGAAATGAAAGACTTCGAGAAAAACGGGCATGCCGGTACACAGCTTTTGGTTACTCCTAAAGGGAAAGAAACTTTTAGGTTGATGTGGGGGAAGTGATGTTTTGTTTAACAAATGCGCAAGGGCGGTCAAATGATGGCCGCCTTTTTTAATACATAATCAAGATGAATGAATATATTTTGTCTGTAACAATAGCCGTTTTGGTTTATGGTATATATCTTATTGCTGTTTATAGAAATACGGGACACAGTGGTAAGCCGGAGCCGTCCCGTATTCTTGCACCCCCTAAGCCGATGCTAAGGGGAAAATTCCATCGCCTCACCATAAAGGCAATCATCCGCTGGGAACAAATGCGGGGGAAATCTTTTTCTCAAATGGATTATACAGATAAAGAAGACGTGGAATCCCTACTTTATGTCATGTATATCACCAGTGACAAGCCTGAATACACTTTTGAAGTATTCCGGCAAGTCATAGCGGATGAACGGTTCATGAGTGCCATGTCTTCTGATTTGGGAAGAATTATGGAGATTGTAGACCAATTTCGGAAGAAGACAACCGTATCTGACCTCGGTGGTACCGAGGGTAGCCCTGAATACATAGGTAATATTGTATCTGCTTTGATAATGGCAGGG